GATGCAGACGTTCGTGCCCACCGGCATCGACTTCCAGAGCACGGCCGGTCTGCTGGACCGCCAGCGACTGGGCAAGCAGCGAGTCGAAGGCCTCCAGATTCTGCGCACACTGTCCGGCCTGAGTACGGGCTGGCAGAACCACCCGGCCGTCCGCATGTGGAGGGGCAACGAGATCAGCCTCGCCCACTACACGCTCCTCATGTGCGAGACGTGGTCGGATCGCGGATATCGGGATACGTGCGCCGACAAGGTCCGTGAGATGTTCCCCGACATCGATGTCCAGCGCTGGGACGTTCTCCCACCGTGGTGGCTGGACGACGATCAAGTCACGCTCTCGCACCAGTCGAACCTCGTCCGCAAGTTCCCAGAGCACTACGGCCCACTGTGGCCGACCGTGCCGCCCACCATTCCCTACCACTGGCCCGTCTGAGGAGACACCGTGAACACCAACAACCCCATCATCATCCACCTGTGGATGGGCGACATCGTGAAGATCGCCTGCAAGGACGCACTTGGGCGCAATGTCGTCGTCTACAACATGGACCACGAGAACCCCGAACTGAACGAGATGCTGAAGCCCGTGGTGGCTATCCCGGTTCCCGGGATGCTCGCTGACTACATGCCCTCGTGCGACGCATCGATCACCGTGTGGCCCATCGACAAGCCAGATACGGACGTGCAGGAGCACGCCGTCTCCATCGTTCGGGAGATGCATACGGGCATCTCTAACCCCGATATCACCGTCGAACCTCCGCTGCCCTCCTGAGAGGCGCTCAGATGCCTCCAGAGAAACCTGCGCACCCAATGGACCGTGAGCACGTTTGCGTCGATCTGGGGGCATTCTGGAGGCCTCTCATGGAATTCTCACATGACTCACCGCCCTCAGGAACGCCCTGAAGAAATCTCGTGAGCAGGTTGGCATCTGCTCACCTCGCCGCTACCGTCCACCTCCCACCACCGAAAGGAACCCCGTTGGACACCAACACCAAAGACACAAAGCCGATCTGCCCTCGCTGCAACGGCCTCATCCCCAACAGCGTCTACGCCGGTCAGTACCCCGGTGCCCTGTCCCGGTTGGACAACACCACGGAAATCTGCTCCGACTGCGGCTTTGACGAGGCTATGGAGCAGGTCGCATTCGGGACCGTGCTCAACTGGAAGGCAGGCGAATGAACACCGGCCTCACCACCATCCCCGGCCTCATGGAATCGACTGCCATGACACAAGTCATGTGGTCGTTCCCGGTGGGCAACCGTTGGACGGCCGTCACAAACGAGGGCGTGCTGAAGACGTACCACATCAGCCACATGGTCACCGTGGTGGCTAGCAACGTTGACTGGAAGCCCACCGGCACTTCCACTCTCAACGCCGTCGAAATTGACCCCGAAACGAACTTCTACGTCATCGGAACGTTCGGAACTGACCTCAACACCACCGTCGATCTTTCGACACTACGCCAACTGGAGGCAACAGCATGAAAGGCAACGACATCCGCAAGGTCATCTCTGAGCACCCTCAGGCGGTGTTCATCGTCGGCAGGCGGTGGAACACCAACGATGCCATCATCACCAGCACAGGAACGGACTCCGTGAAGGTTCAGGTATTGCTGCCCGATGGGCAGATCAGCGACTGGTCGCGCACGTTCCTCAACCGGGACATCCAGTGCTGCATCGCCAACAGCATCCCCGAATTCCTCGCCGTGAGAGCAGCACAGGCAGCGGCGCAAGAGGCCCAGCGCATCGCTGACCGTGCGCTGTTCGATGAGCAGCGCAAGGCATCGGATGTTCGACGTGCGGCACTGGAGGGCAACCACGAGGCGCTCACCGCCGCCCTCGTCGCCATGCTGGGCTGCGACCCCGACCTCGTATATTTCTCGTACGACGGCTACGTGCGCATCAGTCTGGACCCGTTCGTCGCAATGAACCTCGTGGGTCTGGAGGTGTCGGACGCACCGCAGGAGTGCCCGTCCTGCAAGGGGCTGGGCTACCACCCTGACGGCCAACCGGACGTAGACGGCATTGAAAACGGGGAGCGTTGCGAGCGTTGCGACGGCGACGGCACGGTGGCGGTGGCGGCATGATCGACCTCACGCTCACCGGGCCAGCCGATGTCCTGTCCTCGTACTGGGACGAGCACAGCGGCCAGTTCAGCCTCGTCACGCAGGACATGCGCCTGTTCGGGGACAGCACCCTGACGATTCGCCACCCTGACAACGACGACCTCCTGCTCGCCGTGATTCGGGCCTTGGGCAATCGATACCGGGGTATGCGTGTCTCGCTCTCTCAGCAGGAGGTGCCGCTATGACGATGCGATACCTACTGGAGTGCGACTCCTGCGACCGCCTGTCCAAGTCGTTCCGCAGCCTCCGTGCCCTGAAGGCACACACGAGGCGGTGGTCCCACACGGTGGGCATCACCGACGATACGACGAGCATCGACTCTCACCGCTGCGACGAGTGCGCTCGCTGGGAGGCGGCGCTCCAGCCCGAACGACTGCTCAGGAGATGACCCCCACCTACACCACCCACGCTCCTTGTGGTGGGGAGCGGTGACTGAGGCCCACCCCCAACGGGGTGGGCCTCTCCCGTTAACCGGCCTCGTCGCACCGACGCCTCCCGCAGACAAAGAAATCCCACAAACAGGTTGCATATGGGGATACGGGATGATCTCTCCCTGAGAGGCCTCTATTTCGCTCTCAGAGCCACGCACGAATCCTGCGCACTACGCACCCATTTCTGCTCACCACGTCGATCCTGAGCGAAATGACGATTCTCTGATATCGGCATTTGCCCTGCTCAGAGGGGGTGAAATCGTCAGAAACCCAGTGTTCAACAGGGTCTTTCGCATAGTGAGCACGTTTCCGCAGGTCAGAGGCTATTTCTGCTCATCGGGCCAAGAAATCGGCTCACTGGGGTGGGTAACGGCCCAGCCCGTGGCTAGATTCTGGGTCATGGCACTCTTCACCTCACCACAGCAGCCCCTCACCCAGCCCAAGCCGACCGCTGACGACATCGCAGCAGTCGTCACCGCATCGCAGTCGCTTGCCTGCGAGCCGTTCGACATCCCCGGCCTCATCGCTGGCTCGCTCTACCCCCACCAGTACTCAGCCATCAAGGCAGGCATCGACGTGATCAGCCGCCGCCGTGGCCTCGTGCTGGGAGATGACATGGGCATGGGCAAGACCCGTGTCCTGCTCGCCCTGCTCGCCATCCACAGCAAGACCCGTGCGCTGATCGTCACCCCGGTCGCCAACTACTCCGGTTACGTCCGTGAACTCGCCGCCACGTTCCCCGGCCTCCGCATGTTCAAGGCCTTCGGTCACAAGCCGACCGCCGTCCCGGCCGATGCCAACATCGTGTGGATGGGCGACGACCCGCGCACCCTTCAGGCGTGGCTCTGCGACACCGCCAAGGTGAACGGCAAGAAGGTCTACACCGCCAACGCCCTCACCCAGACCATCGACTTCGTGGTGCGTGACGAGTCGCACCGTGACAAGGGCAACGCAGGCGAGCCGAACCTCCGTGGTCACGTCATGCTCACCGTGGCAGAGGACGTGCGCAGCCGTGGCGGTGCCGTCGTGGTCGCCACCGGCACGCTCACCAGCAACCGCCCGATTGAGGCGCTCATGCAGATTCGCATCGCCGGGGGGGACGACCTCGTGAAGGCCGTTGCCGCCAAGGACGGCGTTGCTGCTCGCACCCTGAGCGCCTTCAAGTGGCGGTACTGCAACCCGGTCAACAACGGCTACGGCTACTCGTTCGACGGCTTCGCCAACCTGCTTGACCTCCACCACAACCTGCGCAGCACCTGCTACGTGCGCCGTGAGAAGCGCGAGATGGACCCCGGCATGCTCCCCGGCTTCGGCTGGCTCGTGCAGCCCCTCGCCGTCGCCAACGATGCAATGCGCACGTACGACCGCATCAAGCGAAACTTCCTTGACTGGGTGCGTGAGCAGAAGGGCGTGGACGCAGCGTGGCGTGCAGAGCGTGCGCAGGTCATCCTTGAACTGATGCGCCTCCGTGAGTACGCAGGCCTCGCCAAGGTCGATGCGGCCGTCGAACTGGCCCAGCCCCTGCTGGACGAGGGCAAGAGCATCGTCGTGTTCTACGAGCACCGCTCCGTGTACACGGCCCTCGCCGCTGCGTTCCTCAACGCTGGCGCTCGTGTGTGCGAGATCAACGGTTCGTCCACCGCCGCCAGCCGCCGTGACGCAGAGGAAGGCTTCCAGACTGGCCGGTACAACGTCATCCTCGCCCAACTGGCCGCAGCCTCGCAGGCCGTCACGCTCACCGCAGCCAGCGACACGCTGTTCGTGCAACTGCCATGGTCGGCCGGTGCCATCGCTCAGGCCGCAGGCCGCACGCTCCGCTGCGACGATCTCAGCAAGGCCCGTGCTGACCGGGGCGAGACGGTCAACTACCACGTCCTCCAGACCGCCTACGCAGACGGCGAGCCGTCGTTCGACATGGACCTCTGGGACGTGCTCCAGACCAAGGCCCAGATCACCGATGCCATCAACATCGGCAACCCCGACGTGACGGTGCCCAGCGAGTCGGTCATGGAGGCCGTGCTCCGCAGGTTCGTCTCGTGATTCGCTGAGTGCCATACCAGCGACGGGCCACTCCCATATCGGGGGTGGCCCGTTTCATATCCCGGTACGCCCAGAAATCTGCGCACTGAGGTTGGTATGCGCTCACCTCGCTGCCAGACTCGTGGGCATGACCACCACCACCACCTCCCCGTCCACCGTCGTCGCCCCTGCCTCGTACGAGGCGCTCGTCGCATGGCTCGCCCAGCAGGGCTGGTCCGACTTCGCCGTGTCGCTCGCCCGTCAGGCCAAGCCCAACCGCCGCCTGTCCGATGGGCAGATCACCAGCGCCACCAACATGTTCGTGAAGTGCGTGTCCAAGTTCGCCCAGCCCGTGGCCGACCTCGCCAACCGCCTGAACGACCTGCACGATGCCAACCCGGCAGCGTTCACCGCTGACGTGCTCGCCACCGCTGGTGCGCTCATGGCCGACGTGACGGCCGTCTGCAACGAGGGCAACCGTGACCTCGCCGCCGCCACCACCGCTGCGCTCACCACCCTCGTCGCCACCGTGACCGGCGAGACGGTCGCAGCCCCGGCACCGACCGGAATCGACATCAGCAACCTGCCCACCGGCCACTACGCAGTGCCGAACGGCGACACCCGTCTGAAGGTGTCCGTGCGCAACGTGACCACCGGCAAGTGGGCTGGCTGGGTGTTCGTGTCCGACGGCGCTGCCTACGGCCAGCAGACCAAGTACGGCTCGCAGCGGCCCGGCCAGCGGTACGTGGGCAAGATCAGCGAGGCGCTCGCCGTCATCGCCGCCGACCCTCAGGCAGCGCTCGCTGCGTACGCTTCGATCACGGGCGAGTGTGGCCTCTGCCGCAAGGCGCTGGAGGACGCAGTCAGCGTGTCTCGTGGTGTCGGCCCGGTGTGCGTGCGCAAGGTGGAGGGCTGGGTAGACAGCCCTGAGACGCTCGCCCTGCTCGCAGAGGCCAAGGTCGCCAAGCGCAGCGCCTGAGCCATCCCGGCACCGCAGCCCCATCCCCAGCACGGGGGTGGGGCTGTTGTAATTTCGGGGCCATGACTGAACCCAAGAAGACACCCAAGAAGAAGACCAAGCGGACCAGCCCGGTCGATGCGTTCGCCGCCAAATTGACGGCCGCCGGGGAGCAGGTCCGCAAGGACAAGGACAAGGGCAAGGCCTGACGGAGAGGCCTCCAGAATGCGCTCAGAGCAACGCAAACGTGCTCACGCTCTGGCTGATAGCCCGATATGCCCACAGGCCAACACAGCGCCTGCTGAGTCTCGAGCCAGAAATCTGCGCACTGAGGTTGTGGTGAGCGCATTGCCCGATACGCTCCCCGGCATGACACACACCACCACCACCGACATCCACACCCTCGCCCTCGCCACCGACACGGCCCTCGCTGCGCTGGAGAGTGAGGCATTCAACGCCAACCGCAAGTGGGCCAACGCCTACGCCACCCTCCACCGCATTGCCGGTCACACGCAGGACCGCCGTGGAGCGTGGAGCGGCACCCGTAACGCGGCCCGTGCGTACGTCGCCCCTGAGTCGTACAACCTCCACCGCCAGCAGGAGGCCCGCGCCGCCGCTGATGCAGCCGACGCGGAGATCGCTCGCATCCGTGAGGACATGCAGCCGCTCGCCGCCCTGTTCGTGGAGCACCGCTGGTCGCGCTTCTTCCTCGTCACCTCGTCGGCCGGTCACGTCCACAGCCACATGGGTTGCCACACCTGCCTGTCGTCCACCACGTTCGCATGGCTCCCCGAACTGTCGGGAATGACGGAGGCCGATGCGGTCGCAGCGCACGGCGAGATACTCTGTTCGGTCTGCTTCCCGTCTGCTCCCGTGGAGTGGACGAACGGCACCTCCAAGGCTTCCAAGATCGCCGCAGAGGAGCGTGCAGCAGCCAAGGCAGAGCGTGAGGCCAAGCGCATCGCAAAGGCGGCAACGGTCGATGGCAGTGAACTCGTGGTCACCGACAAGTACGGCCGCAAGGAGTACTTCAAGACCGCAGTCGCCGCTCGCAACTGGGCGATCAGCGAACTGCGTGACGCTCGCTACTACGGCGACCGCATCACCGCAGAGCAGATGGTCGCACTGCACGCCAGTGTCGCCACCGTCGCACTGGCGCTCGCTGCCAAGACCGGTGAGACTCCCGATGCCGTCACCGCCAAGATGGTGAAGACGGCCAGCAAGGACTGACCAGCCCCACAGCCCCAAAGCCCCCGGTCCACACAGGGCCGGGGGCTTTCGCATTTCTGGGCCACCGAATTCGGGGCTAAGGGAGATATGGAAATCCCATGAGAGGCCTCTGTAAGCCCCATATGGAGGAGCACATGGAGGGGAAGCATGCGTACAGCCGACGATCCAGAACGGCATGTGAGAAAGCCACACAGACACCTCTCGTGGCAAATCCATATTTGAGCACACATTCCACCGTGTGGGATTCCCACTGGTCCCCGAAACCGGGGCCGGGGGGATGACCCACGAGACAGGAGAGAGAGACAGACAGGAGACAGGCACACAGCAGCAGCAGCGAGAGCACACAGAGCCACAGCCCAGTAACAACTCACACAGGTCGAACCACCCATGTTGCCCTACGCATGTGTGCAGAAAGTCTCGCACGAGGTTGCATTCTGAGTAGTGCAGTGACCAATGCATAGGTCTGTATGGATATGCAACATGCCATGCATGCGAGTGCATAGGTATTCCACATGCCACCGAAACGTGGGCCTCTGGTGTGTGTCCTCTCTCTGGTGAGTAGGAGCCACCCATAGCCCGGTTTCGTGCCCCATGTGCCGTTCCCATACGGCGACATGCCCCGTGGGCGAGCGCCGCAGCGCACCGGCGTCCCCGGTGGCCCGACCCCTCCCGCAGACACCCCCCACCATTAAGATCCGACCATTCCCGCAGATGCCCTAGGGGACGTGTATAGGCGATATGAAAAATGCACCAAAGTAGTGCCCTATGAGCAATTTCTATGAAAATCCTAGAAATAGTGCCTTAGAGCCTATGATTTTTGCATATTCGGGCATTTTCGGGTGTTTTTGAGCCATATTTGGCTATGCCGGGTGTTTTTAGGGTAATTTCGGCAACTTTCCTGTCTGCGGGAATGGTCGGTCGGCTAATATGGTGATATACGTGCATACCGCTTTGGGAGACACAAATGGTGCTAGATCCACGTCGGAGTGACTTTCCTGACAGGTTCAGGGAACATTTCACCAATTTCACGAACATGTTAGATCTGGACATCGGGGAGCGGCACCTAGGACTGGGTAATTATCGTATTCCCATCATTTCTGGTACTCACCACTACGATGTTGACAACAGTGGGAGAGAGACACCACTGAGCATTGAGGTTGGGACTCCGTATCACGGGGAATACAACGTGGAGATTCCGCACGAGACGGGGCACCGTACCGCCCTACTCATCGGACATGTACGTCCCAAGGAGGGTACTGCCCTTGCCAGTGTGAATACGAGCACCTATCCGCTGAGTAATAGGGTCAAGCCAATCGACACGACTATACATAATCGCAGTGCTTTTGACATTCATTCGTCAGCACAATCACTGCGAGCGCTGCTGGGAGAACACTTCAAGTCATTGAACGAACGCATCCGTGAGGAACCTGAGGATTATGAGCGTATTGCAAGAATCCGTGACCTCAGCACCGACAGTGTTCATCGTGGCAGGGCGCTGGGAGTCCATAACGTAGGTGCTAAGACGTTCGGTCCCAGTGAGTTGGTTACGGGAACATTTGACATGACGAACAACATGAAGTTCACTGAAAAAATGAGGTACGAGCATGGTGCTTGATCCCCGTAGAAGTGACTTTGCTGACCGTTTCAGGGGTCACCTGTTGACCTTCAGGAACCAGTTGGGCATCGATATGGACGCTCGTCGCATGAATATCGGTGGTATTCATATCCCAACCATTCCCGGTGGCTCTCGCTATATCGTAGAACAGGAACGCAACAGAGTGGTCGCCCCCGGTGAGGATTATGCCTCGGGTGGGGCACGGCACGGAATGCTCCATGTACAGATCCCTCACGAAACCGGACTGCGTTCCGATCTGACCCTTTATCATGTTCGTGAGAACGAGGGACTGGCTCATGTACGTCTCCGTACGGTTGTGAACCCGTTGAAATTTACTATGACGGGTGAGACGGACCAAGCCATTGATTCTACGGACTTCACTATCGACAACCCTGTGCATCTACGGGCGCTGCTAGGCAGGCACTTCAATGCAGTGGACGAACACTTACGTAAAAATAAAAATCCTATTGATTATGGTGAACTCCAGTTACGTATGCAGACCAAGTACGCAAATGCTAATCCGAACACTATTCATGGATCCTTGTACGGATTATGGTCCAACTTGGCACATGGCTCCTTCGATCTCGGGAAGGGATCACGCTTTACCGAAAAGAACCATACATGGAAGGATGTCAACTGAGACTATGATCCGTTATCTTCGTCGGCGAGAGGCAACCCGTGACTGGGCCGGTAATCCGCACGGTGCGACTGTTTATGCCGCTATCGGTCGCCCCACAGAGGACACGGTTGGTCACCGTTTTCCGACCCGTGAGGCTGCAACCATAGAGGTGTACCACCCCAAGATCAATGCCGCATTTGATAGCGGTGGAAAGCGACCTTCAGCCCTCTGGGAGGATGCGGAGCGTGAAGCACATTCACATAACAATGCGTATCAGATGCGAGACGACCCAGACGTGTTGTTCAGGCACGAACCGGGCACTATCGAAAGGGCGTTTGCCCATCCCAATATGCGCCCACACATTATGACCCTGTTGGCCGCTGCGCACAGAGATTTTGGAATGCTCAAACCTTCCAACAGTCTATCTATCTACAGTTCCCGTTTGGCACAGCGTGGTATGGACATGGGTCTGATTGTTCAAAACAGGGCAAACCCCAGCAACCGCCCGACTAACGGCCTGAACTTTGATTCCGCTTGGGCAAGCAGTGTGTGGACGCCGTCATGGGATGATGAGAACGATAAGCCCACGAATGCTCGTGGCATGATCGGTAATGACGATTGGGACTGGGAGGATGACAAGATGCCCGATCTAGACGTGTTTGCCGCAAAGGACCACCTCAGGCACCTGCTGCGCAGGAACAAGCCCGTTGAGGAGGAGTCCAAGCCGCACGGCACCCCGTTGCCCGGTATGGAATGGTGGCGCTAAATGCAACCCATTATTCTTAGCCACCAGTTCTCCAGACTTCATGGAATGTCTTTGGGACAGGCACTGACCGGTCATGTGCGTAATTCTGAGGGGCAAGTGTTGTCACCGGACGAGGCTGCTGAGTACTACGGTAAGTGGCATAGACCCGTAAACATGGAAGAGTTGAAGGTAGAGCCGTTTGACCGCCAATTACGGCGATGGGCTTCCGACCACCGGTCATTCCTTGTGGGGCAACCGAATGCTGTAGCCAAGAACATTATTGCCTTTGATGCCAACATGCGCATACACGGCAGGCCCAATGACTTGCCATTGTACCGTGGCGACAAGCGTTCACCTCTGGAACTGGCCGATCTTGCTCCCGATTATCCACAGTCGTTTACTACCGACAGGTTCGTAGCACGCTCGTTTGCAAAGCCGTCGTACAGCGGTCCTACCGGCAGGGTATGGAAACAGGAACCCGGTTCGGTACGGGGGGTATCGCTTCTGGAGCACGGTGTACGTACACGTACTGTTGGGAAGAGTCGTCGTCCAGAAGAAGAGTTTCTTGTAGATCCGCGTTCAATACACTAATATGGGTATACATATTCACTCTTTGTGACTGATAGTAGTGCGCTTCATCACTCAGTGTGTGTATCAAATTTTTTTTGCAAAGGACATACCGTGACTATGTATTTAAGAAACCGGACAGGTAGCGCCAAGCACGGTACGGCCTCGTCTTGGTATGCGGCAGTCAGTAATCGTGGGGTACGCCAGCATGATGGCACATACGGTACCGGTAACCGTCCCGCTGCACTGTTGCAGGTATCTGCGCCGACCTCCATCACTAACTGGGAAAACGCCACTTGGTCATCGAACCAGTCTGTTGTTCACTCTTGGGAACATCGGGAGCATTTGCGGAGACTTATTCCTGAGAGCAGTCCTGACGATCTGGAGTTTGAAGAGCCTGACACGCTGTTTACGCATATACCGGGAACTATTCTTAGCGCATACGCACATCCTAATATGCGCCACACGATGCCCACTTTGCTCGCTATGGCCCATATGGAGCACCGAATGCTTCAGCCATCCGAAATTCTTTCCAAGCACAGTTCACGTTTAGCCAAGTGGGGGCAGGAGCGTGGGCTGGTCGTTCCGAACCCAGAGAATCCGTATGCAGATACCACAGCAGCCTCTAATTGGAGCAACATCGTCTACGAGCCGCCTGAACTGCGGAAAGAGCATGGGTTGTTGGATACCAGCAGGGGCGTTGTTACCGGTAGGTCATTCCATCCAATTGAGGACCGTGTTCCATCGATAGAAGTGGCAGCGGCCCGACACCATTTGCGCTCTATTATCTCTGAACACCGTAAAAGGGGTCAGTAATGATCAAATATTTGAGAAACGTCCAACCCGCTCCCCATGCTGAAAGCATCCTTAGGGGTACTACGGAATATGCCGCTATAGGAAAGCCGCTAGAGGGTGACACTCTCGCTCGGCACTATGCAGCAATCGTGTCTGTAGAGCACCCAGATATCTGGACTAATTTTTATAACAGAGACAAGCACGGCATGGAAGTATCGCCTTCATGGATGTTTGACGACCACGGTGCCCAAGAACGTTACGGTGATTACCCAGATCCAGAAACATTGTTTTCTGTAAAGCCCGGTAATTACGTTACGGCGTTCGCACACCCTAATATGCGGCATGCTGTTCCCATGTTGTTGGCTATGGCACACCGTGAACTGTCACCCCTGACAGCAGATCGAAACCTCTCACACTTTAGTTCCCGCCTAGCCAAGCGTGGATTACAGAGTGGGCTTATTATTCCTAATCCCAGAAATGTTCACGCTGAACAAATTAACAACCACGATTTTAGCGACACGTTATCTACCACTTGGATGCCGGGGTGGGATTGGACCAATAACCGAGCGGCTGATAATTTGGGTAGTATAATGGGTGTCAAGTTTGATTTAGACAAACACACAGTGCCAGAAAACGATCTTCACCTTGCTAAGTCACATTTAAGAAGGATTTTGGGCAGGGATAAGGAGAGGGAGCACGATTTAGCCCCATTTTTTGGAGAGCGACTTCCCGGCATCTAATACCTGCATACGGTACCAATCATCAGTATAATGATTGGTACCGTTCCCTCATTTGATCGGAAGTGACTCACATGCTTGGACCCAGACGAGGGATGCCATACAGCCCTGAAAATATGACTCACCTGTTTACTCGCGCTCAAGTTGAGGCTGGCATAAACTTCCGTACCCCACGGCATGTCCGAGTGGGAGGTCGCCTTTACCCTATTGAAGCGGGTGATTACGGATATTTTTCAGATGACGAAACAAATCCAGAAGAAGAAACCCTAGGTTTTCATCTCGCCCATAAAAACGGTCTTGTTACGGAAATGTTAATGGAGGGTAGAGGAATTGGCACCAATCGTCCCTCATGGACGATGGCCCCACCCTTTACGTGGGGCGTTCAAGATCGGCACGGAGAACAGGTTTACCGGGGCTACGATGATGACCGTATACCAATGGAGGGTCCACATCATTTGGGTGCCGCAATCCAAGACCATATTAATTTGATACGGCAAGGATTAAAGGGGGGATCATTAAAGGTTGATCCCGAAGTAACTGAAACTGGTTTATTTAAACGTGCTCAAATACGCAGTAATCCTCCCATTATTACTGGCTCCCACTTCTCGTATGGTGTTGGAAAAAGTGGAATAGTGCTTGGCAAGCACATTGACGACATAGCAGATACCAAGCATGGTTATTTCGATCCACGTAAGCGGTTCCAGTTCACTGAAGATAAAAACCTTGATATATAATGGCTAGGGAACGGTATGGGAAAGAAGATAGATCGTGACTGAAGAGGCACATTACGACGAGGAACCCACACCGGACGAGCACGGTTTTTATTGGGATAAGCAGGGTAGGGGCCAGTTGTTCCACCCTAATACCGGTACCGGCATGATCGATGACCCGATTAGCGCCAATCGTCGTATTGATCTCACGGCAAAGTTGTTCCCCGAGATGCCAGAAAGCGCTTCCCCAGATATGCGCAAAGCGTTAGGGAAGTTGTACGCACGGGCTGCTATGCCGATTATTGCGTCGAAAATTCCTCTTCAGCATCTTGCCGACCTCAACGATATGGATATGAAGATCGCCCTAAAGAAGGATTACGACGCAAGCGCTGCGTTCGGAACAATTGGTAATGGTTTATCTGGGCGCATTGTTGTCAACTACACAGATTTAGTGAATCCTAATAAAGCCCATATTTGGCAACGGACAATGGCTCACGAAATTGGTCATGCCAAGCATTGGCAGTCACATCCCCAGTATTGGGAACACATGGAATCCGCAAACGACGATAAGCAGCGTGGTGTTGAGTTCAAGGGTGGAACGGCTGATCCTATTGTGGAAGGGATTGCAGACGGCTACGCCGACCGCTACAGCGGAATACCTAAGGGTATGAGCGTTTCTGGATATCCGAAACTGTTTAAAGAGAAGTCTCCAGAAATGCAACGGCTTTACTCTCTCGCTCGTAGCCACGTCAACCGTACCGGCAACATTCCTCTAGCCAACTATGACCGTATCGAACACGCACTCACCTCTACTGCCGGTAAACGGCGTAAGCGTGGAGTAGATGAAAACCAGTTAAAACTGGATTTGGAGGGCATGTAAATGAGCGTCCACAAGGATTTTGACCCTAACCGGTTCAGACAGCATGGTCAGGTGGATCCCGTGGCGTACGCCGTGTATTTGGAAGAATCAGTGGACCCAATAACGCTTTTAATATCGCCCAGAAACCGCCCCGGTGGTAGGAGTTAGACATGCCCACACCTGAAGCATTTGATTCTCATCAATTCCGACAGCATTTCCTGAATTTGCAGGAAAAGGCTGGTATTGAACTGGGGGGGACGTACGCAGCGCTTGGCGGTAAGCGGTTGCCTGCCGTACCCCATTTTGACCGATGGGCTAACCGTCCCGATTTTTGGACATCAGACAGTCCGCACGGCAGTATTACTAACTCTTTAGTATTACAGTTCCCACACGAGTCTGGCGCTCTAACCCATGTAGAACTTATGCAGAGGGAGCGAGATCGTTCAAACCTGTACGGTTGGGGACTCACTCATTTCGGTGTAGAGCAGGGTGGTATTCCGCTTACTAACTTTAACTCGCTTAAAGATGTTGACGACTTTAAGTATGAAGGTCCAGAGCACCTACATGATTTGGTTTCTAAGCATCATAGTGATATTAATGAACAACTTAGATCTGGAAAAATTCACTTAGATCCAGATACTAAGGCTACAAATGCAGAAGAATTACGCACTACAGATCCATCCTCTATACGGAGTATTTGGCACGATCTGAGCGGAAGTTCGTCCGTATCTGGGCATTTTGCTGGCCGTAACTATCAATTCAGGCGAGCACACAACAGCCACACAGACTACTGATATCATATAAACCATGACTAATAATCGGGACAATGATGATGTTTACACGGAAGCCGACCACGCCGGTCCCATTCCTCGCCCATTTCCTAAGGGTGCGTATCCAGAAGGCTCTGGTCAGCGCCCTTCCAAGGAGGAAGGTGAAGACTGGGCATCCCCTCACGGAATCCCCCGACCCGAGATCCCCAAGGGTCGTGTCAGGTCGTTCCTTAGTGGCGTCATTAGTAGACGGATCTAACGTCGTATACGAATTACCCAACACGAGTAACAACTCAGCAGGTCACTCGTCTACCGGAAACACGAGATTCTAATGGTCGTTAGCAGAAGGCGTGGCGGCGGCGATGAGCCTCATATGGAGGACAACGGCCAATACGTGCTGCCCCTAGAGGGGCTGATGACCCCGTCCCAGACCCGTAAAAGTGTTGTTGAGAGTCACTATGGGTATGACGCTGCTATTGGTAGATCAAAAATTGGTGAATGGGTTGACAAGCATGACGCTCAAAGTGGGCGCATGGGTCCAACTAACGAGGTTAGGGACGCTATTGCTGGCAGCACTATGCCTCTTGCAGATATCAAGGAAGCCGGTGTACGTGTAGCCAGTGAGTCTGATTCAGACTATATGCGTTTCTACGGAGCACATGAATTAGGAAGAAATACTGGTGGTCAGTACGATCCAGCCCGTAAAAACATTAGGTATAAGGCTGGCAGGCTTGATTCTATGGATGACAAGCGTGGCGCTTTGGTCCACGAGTCAGCGCACTCGCTCCAGAACGACCTTGGCCGCCACGAAATGCTTGAGAATGATAAGTCGGCAAGGTTGGGTGTAGCGCTTGATCCGCATTCTGATGTATCCAAGCAACTTGCAGCCCGTTATCGGGCCGGTGGTGGACTGTCAGAACTTGAGTCTATTCCCATCCACGACATGTCACTTCCAGTAGCAGAAGGTAGTGCTGAAGGCTATCGTCTACTTCACACCAATGGTAAAGGACAGTGGGCTTACCGTCCTGAATACTTCTCAACCCATTCTGCACTTGGGCCGCAACTATTTGAGCAGGCTCGTGCAGAAACCTTCTCTTCTGGCAAGGTAGTTCCTGACTCAACTGCTCACGGAGCCGCACGGCTGGCTGGTGTCTTGAAGAGTGACCTTGTTGACGGTAAGCGGGATATCGCCACAGATATCGGTGCAGCGCAGCGGATGTTGATGCACGCTATTTCTCATCCCGATCCTGTGACTGGCGAACACCCACACCGTGATGAGTGGCGTACACGCATGAAGGCTATTGATGGTGAGCGTGTTCAGTTGTCCATGTTCCCCGATCTTGTGCCAGAGACAGATCAGTTCGGTGGTACCCCCACAGGCACACCGGAGCGTTCTCCTCGTGGAGAGGCGCTTGCTGCCGGTATTAATTCAGAAAAGTCATATAAAGACACTATTATTTGGAGAGAACATCAAGCGGATATTCTCAGGACTGAGCGCAGGAACAACAGGCCAGTTACGGATTGGGGTGTCAGTCCGCTTCACGGAAGGCTTGTCAAGGCTCACATTGACAAACTGAACCGTGATCAGCAGGCAAGTACTGCTCAGGAACGTGCTGTATCTGGAGAACTACATCCTGTCGTCCATGAGTGGCTTGGAAAACTTGTTCATAAGGAAAAGAAGGTATATGCGGAGGCATACGCACGTCACCGTGCTGGTATGGGTCCCGCTCCCGAACTTCCTAAGGGTCTGAAGGAAGAGCACGCAGAAAAGGCGCGCAACAGCGTTGACAAACTTTGGGACAAGCACAACCTGTAGAGGACTCTCATATGCCTATTAGCCTGCGCCGAACTGCCGAAAGTTTCCAATATTTCAAGGAACCTTGGGATGACACTGAATTTGAGTACCTGCCCAAGGAGCGTGTGTACCACGTCTCTGATCGCCCGTACCGCACGTTCATCCATGCTCCCCTTTTGCACGTTGGCTATGAAGAAACTTCCCGATACATGAAGCATTCCCTTGAAAAGGGGTACCGGAGTAACCCCTTACAGTTTGCTGACCACGTTGAGGTTCACCCAAACGTGTTTACCGATTGGACCGCAAACGCTGCACAGAAGGTAATGCTTCAACGCCACGGATTCAGCGTTCCTACCAAGACGGCAATTTCGTCATCAAACCGTAGAAATATCCCTGACTGGGAGTCCGAAGAGGTTGACGAGGCCGTAGAGGCACTGGGCGCTAACAAGACCATTGCGTACCAAAACGATGTAGAGGTACCTAAATGGATCCATCCCGGTTCCTATTCCCGATTGTCGCTGCTGGTACCGTCGCCTGCTTTTAACTTGATGCATGTTAATGCTCGTAAGCCGTTACCTACACCGTTGCCTAATGACTGGGTTGGTGTACATGAGAGTGATCACACCAAGCACATCCGTAAGATGCAGCGTCGCCATAGGAATACAAGTACTAAAGTTACAGATGACGGTTGGACTATTTCTGAAGTGCCTTGGGATGAAAAATGACTATTGAGTATAGACAGCGCCACTTATACAACAGGAGTGGATCACAGTTTTTCGCAGTAAGCAAAACTCCTGTTTATACTGATTACGTTGGTGAGTATCACCCTACGATTGACCTTGAGTCAGAAACCGATAGCGGCAATAGTGTTAGTGAGCACGATCCTCTTGTGGTTCACTATCTCATGGCTGACCGTTCGCTGGCTCACGGAACTCATGTCCCTACGGTTTTGGGACTATTGTTTAATAGGTACAAGGATTTAGGTCCAATTACCCACTCAAGTAGTCTGTCTAGCAACAGTAGACCCTTAGTGGAAAGAGCCATTAAGGCCGGACTTATTCTTCCCGATAGGGACCCATCGGAATGGCAAGAAAATAATCTTGGGTACAATCCAGAGTGGCCGTCAAGTTACGTACATGGTAGAGGCGTTGCAGATGTTAGTTATCTTATGGACACTACTCAACCTGTTTCTAAAGATGAATTAAAAGATGCTAGATTATGGGTAAGAAATGCTATTCGACGCTCTAGGAAGGTTTAGAAGGTACTCATATGGTCTACTTAAACACACGTAGCGGCGGTGTGCCTCTTGATAGCCGCCTTACCAAGCGTGATACCCAGCATATGGAGCGTTTTAACTATTCATTGCAAAACAACCGTCGCGCAGTTGTGGCACCGCTCTGGAACCACGGCGACAAGATTTGGGTTCGTGCTCATAACATCCTTCATCCCTTAGAATTTAAGAACCACTTTGCTCCAACGCAGCATGAGTTTGACTGGCATAACCTTACAGACGACCAACTGAACGGCAATATTGATTACAAGATGAGAGACTTAGAGCAGTCAGTGCTTAGGCACGGTGTATTACGGCCTGTTATCGCTGCGCAGACTAAACACAATATCGGTGGTATCGGTCTTGACAGAAACCTTGTTCTTGACGGACACCACCGAGCAGTTGCAGCAATGCGTCAAGGAGTGCATATTCCGGTATACATCGCCGCAGAACCGCTGATCAGCCGTATGCATCCCGGCGAAGGTGTCGTCAAGATGGATTTGGGAGATCCAAATAAGCCACAGTTTGACTTCAAGAGAAATCGGTAAATGAGACGCTTACATGTTGCCGCTCCCACTAGGGACGAGTGGATTACTACTTGGCATGCCTCAGATCGCAAAATGGCACCACACCTGAGTACTTATTCAGGAGCATACGACGCAGGCTTTGGTATTGAGCAGGAAAGCCGTCTGAACGAGGCACCGGGCACAAAGTTCCATGAGGCGTTAAACGATCCTCGGATTGCTGCCAACATGGGTCTTGAGTACACAGGTGGACATATTCACGACTACGTCGGCTCACACCGAACTATCTTTACGGCACCACATATTAAGACGCTTGAAAGTTGGCCTGAACGCAAGTACTGGCACCAGTACTTGATCCCCAAGCGCTCAATACTTCCAGTTACGTATGCAGACGATATGAGTATGGCATACGGTCGTCAGGTTGAACACGTAGGACCACCTCCGGGTCAGGAACACCACGATCTATTCTCTGCACTCCCTGCGCAGCGCATGGATGCCGTCAGGCTTAACGCCGTCATCCCGTTTGTCAATCACTTGGAGACTCCCGGCAACTTGTCGTACATCTTTGACAAGCACAAGGTAGATCGCTTAGGAATTCTGTACAAGGGCTGGGCAGACGCTGGTTATCCAGACGATCTGAACCCACGGTAGTCAGTGCCCGAAGTGGGGATCGAACCCACAAGTCGTTAGACGGGGGATTTTAAGTCCCCTGCGTTTGCCTATTTCGCCATTCGGGCAGGAAGTCTTATCCCGCTTTGCGAAGGGCGAGAAGCCCTTGCAGCAGGCTGGCGAGGCAACCCAGATACTTCAGTTCGCCCAGATTCGTATCGTCTAGATAGGGAAGAGCCGCTACCGCCATCGGTAAGCCGAACAGGAGTCCAGAAATGTAGTCATCGGAGATGTCCCCGAATGCCTCCAGTAGTTCCTCTGGAATATGGGTGCGTTTGATTCCCTGAATATCGACGTTCTTGTACTCTTTGGCAAACTTCAGGAGGATTGCGAGCGCCTGTGGGATGCCGTCAATATCCGCATCGTCAGGGCTATCAAAGTCCTCCAGATCACCCCAACTCTGGATCACGTCATTGCTGATGTGGTTCGCACTGACCATCGCTTCCTCCAGAGAGTCAAACTCCTGTGGAAGAACAACCTCGTCAACAGCGTCGTGGTCATACCAGTTCAGCACCAATCGGTACTTCTCGGTGTCCTCGTCCTGCTCAACCTTGGCTATGAAACCCTTTTCAAATTGCGGATCCATGTGGGGCAGTGTATCCTCTCCTGTGAACGGAAAGCAACTAGTTGTACTCAGCGAGCAGTCGCTTCACCCAAGTGTCAATATACGCCTCAGCACGTTCAAGAGGCATACCAGCGACCTCATCCTCCAGACCGCCCATTGCCTTGCCTAGTGCAATCAAACGTGTCCCTAGATAACCGGCCTGAGATGGTGTCATGGCACATGAGAAGTCAGTATCATCGTCGTGTACAATGAGAATGATCCCAAGTGTCTCACCGTCGTAGGCTACACCAATTTGCAGTTCACTCTCCATCTCACTAGTTTAGAGGAAACCTTATGCCGTATGTAGGTACTAGCAGTGGAATTGTTAAGCCGTCTTCACAGGGCTATCTCGGCATTGATACCGACTGTGGTCCGTGGATCAGCGCTACAGCGTCGTCCCGTGTTCGTGATTATCGGTATGACTACAAGAACCATGCTTTGCAGGTCCGATGGACCAACCGTGGTACCGACGAGGGCTACATCTACCGTGAGGTCGATTATGAGGGCTTCAGAAGTTTTGTCCGTGCGGTATCGAAGGGTAGGCGAATCAACGCTGTCCTGAATGACTATGCATATGAGCGCATGACACCGGACGAGATCACCGCAGCATCTACACACACAGGCGCACCGGGTTCCCGCCGCCGCTAATAGGAGCACACAATTGATTGAGGTACACGGTTTTGGTCCGCTTTATTGGGGCGAGGAGGACGAACCGACGGATCCGAAGGTCTTCTCGCTGGCATGGCTTGTCGAACTAGACCCACCATTCAGGAAGTCGTTTGGACGATCTGGAATCCGCATTAGGATCAAGGACCGGGCATTCCATATTGGTTTATGTAGGCGTACGCCCAGCAAAGATCTTGTTGAACAACTCGGTGGCAGGAACCTAGAGCACCGTCCGAAGCAGATTTCTCTGTGGGGCGAGAAGGTACGGGTCTGCCCGTACTGCGGTGAGGAGCCAGACGATTACTGTCCCGCCTGTTGGGGTACCGGATACGAGATCGTGGATGGTGAACTGGAGTGATTCGGCTGAAGAAGACCCCCAAAGCACCGTCTATCCCCGAACCTTCAAGGTTCGACCGGCTGGACGAGGAGACGTTATACCTACTGGTTGAACAGGCATTGGGCACTGCTCAGGCGCAGTTTGATAGTTTCCGCACCTCAAACGCCGTCAGCGCACCAGCAATGCTGGACTACTGCGACACTGCCCTGTCAGATGCGCAGGCAGGAATCCGCTCACTTCTACGCCGACGGGTTGTATTGTTGCAAAATCGTTGATATCTTTGCACACATGACCATTGACAACTATCCTGAAGCGGATATTTCCTACGACCAACGGATTCTGGCCTGTCGGGCCGGTAACCAGTGGAAGCCCGTTGTAATCGAAGCACTCACCCGTTCCGGTTGGACTCAGGAAGACATTGACGCAGCAGTACTCAGCATGTGCCAGCCCGTCAAGTCTGTCCAGACCAAGCGACGCACCTCCCCAAATACCTCTTTCACCTCTAACCGCAAGAACGTCGATGTGACGGTGATTGAGCGATTTAAACTTTTGTGGCAGCAATCAACGATGTCTCTTGATGACATCGCCAGCGCTATGCAGTTAAGTTTGGCGACGACGCGTCGCATGGCAAAAGATTTGGATTTGCAGCGTCGGAAGCCGGGACGTAAGAAGGGAACTACACAGAATGTCTGACGGGTTAGAAGATCGTATTACTTCACTTGAACAAACCATTGCCCACCTGCTTACAGAGCGACCGGGACGCAAACCCAAGCCGGTTTTGGTGTCGGAACTTGGCGTTTGTGGTCTGGACCCAGACTGTGACTCTGCTGAATGCACGAGTTCATCGCTCTACCGACGGCAGAAGGGGTGCCTTGGGGACGCTTGTCGTACGAAGAGTGCTACGTACTATCAGCATTATCGTGCGAACGAGCGCCGACTCAAGAAGAATCTGATGGAAGTCACGATCAGTGTCGAAGGCGACTGATCAGTTCTCCAGCATATGGCACTGTCCTAAGTGCTCAAATGTTTACAAGTCACCGGTACGCCTGACGAGCGTACCGGTGCATCGCTGTCCTTCTCTGAAATCACTGACGGTCAGGCCGTTTGTCTTGAAAGAGGGCGAAGCCCCAGTAGAAAAAGACAAAAAGGCAAAGAAAGCCTAGACTTTATAGAGGATAATCAACAGTGTCTGAAATGATCGAAGATTTGGGATATCCAGAAGATTCCGTGTGGGACGAGAGTCCTGACGAGAGTCAACCGTTTGATGACGAACCGGAAATGGAACTATCTGAAGAGGATGCGGATTTCGTTGACCAGTTGATCAAGCGGATCATCGTCTTCTGCGAAGAACTTGCTGGTTTTGAACTGCGCCCATATCAGCGTCAACTGGCATATCGCCTTATCGAATCATTGGTAATCAATGACGCTGAAGAGATCACAGCCCTTTGGGCACGTCAGTCCGGTAAGAGCGAGACGCTCGCCACGGTGCTCGCAGGATGCATGGTGGTGCTTCCCAAGTTGGCGCAGTCGTTCCCGATGCTGGAAAGGTTCAACCGTGGCCTCTGGGTTGGTGTTTTTGCGCCAGTGGACGATCAGAGCGAGATCGTGTTCGGTCGTATCGTCAAGCGCCTGACCTCAGACCGTGCGGTAGAAATCTTCAAGGACCCAGAAATCGATGAGCGGCCTGACGGTCGGTCCAAGATGATCAGTCTCAAATCGGGTTCGATGTGCCGACGGCAGACCGCCAACCCTAGAGCCAAGATTGAGGGTTCGTCGTACCACATCATCGTTGTTGACGAGGCTCAGGCCGCAGATGACCAAGTCATCCGTAAGTCCGTCCACCCCATGCTTGCCGCCTATGCAGGCACCATCGTGAAGATCGGGACCCCGGCATATCACACTGGCGACTTCTACAAGGCAATCCAGTTGAACAAGCGCCGTGGCTCTCAGTCCAGAAAGCGCCAGAATCACTTTGAGTACGACTACAAGACGGTCGGCAAGTACAACGCCTCCTACGCAAAGTTCATCGAAAAGGAGAAACTGCGTCTAGGTGAGGACTCGGAAGAATTCCAGATGTCCTACAACCTCAAATGGATGATTGAGCGAGGAATGTTGATCACCGAAGACGACCTTGATCGTCTCGGTGACCCCTCCATGCAACTTGTCCGGTCGTGGTGGAGAACGCCGGTCGTGGTCGGTATTGACCCAGCCCGTGTGCGAGATTCGACGGTTGTAACCGTGCTATGGGTGGACTGGGATTACACGGATGCGGCTGGCTTCCGTGAGCACCGCATCCTCAACTGGCTGGAGATTCACAACGCCGAATGGGAGGAGCAGTACTTCCAGATCATGGAATTCCTTGATCAGTACAACATTCTCTACATCGGCGTGGACGCACAGGGCATGGGGTCCGCAGTAGCCGACCGTCTGAAGCGCCTTTTTTCGGGCCGGTGCGAGGTCATTCCGTACAACAGTGACTCCAAGAACCAAGCGGAGCGCTGGAAGCACCTTATTGCGCTGTTACAGCGAGGACTGATCGTATACCCCGGCCATTCCAAAGCCCGTCGAACGCGTGTTTGGAGGCGTTTCAGGCAGCAGATGACTGACGTAGAAAAGGTGATGAAGGGGCAATATATGCTCGTACAGGCACCGGAGAATGAGCGAGAGGCTCACGATGACTATGTTGACAGTTTGGCGTTAGCCTGTGCGTGTACAATTCACGAGACGGTTCCAACAGTTGAAGTATACGACAGTCCTTTCTTTAGGGGATGACGATGGCGAACACATCGAAGCGTGAAGGTCTTCTTGAGGAGATCGACCGTGAGAACAGCAAGGGTCCGAATAGGGTCAAATGCTCTGTTTGGCTGGTTCTGTCAGAACTGTCTGAGCAGGACAAAGACGACTTGGTAGCCGCACTGGATAATCCGAACATCAAGGCCACGGTGATCGCCACCGTGTTGACCAACCGTGGTTATGTGATTTCGGACTTCTCCGTGCGACGACACAAACTGAAAAGGTGTGCCTGTGGGAGAATTAAGTGACGAGTTTGCAGCGAAGTCCGTTACGCCGAAAGAACGTCTGGGCAAACTAGCCTCTCTGTTAGAACGCTCCGGTATCGATGTAGATGACATCGGAGCGGTCCAGTCCCTCAAAATTTGGCAGGGCTTCTACAAAGATGCAGACGGTGAGGCACACACGGTCGATATGGCCGGTGTTGTTCTCAGCCCTTCATGGGAAACCGGGCCAGAGTGGCCGGTAGTGCAGCCAGCGGCACCGACGGTAATCAAGCCCATAAAGGCTGCGCCGATCAACCGTTCTACAAAGATCACGGTGATCCTTCCCGATCCCCAGATTGGGTATCGACGCATGCTTGATGGTGAGATGATCGCCACGCATGATGAAAGTGCCATAGATGTAGCACTGCAAATTACCAGCAAAATCAAACCAGATAAAATCGTTAATCTGGGCGACACGCTGGACCTGCCAGAGTGGTCATCCAAGTTCCTCGTTCTGCCTGAGTTTGTCCTCACGACACAGCCGACCGTTGACTACGCCCATACGTTCTTGGCTAAACAGCGGGCGGCTGCTCCCGATGCCGAGATTTACATGCTGGGCGGTAATCATGATAACCGGCTGGGGATCTCTGTGGCAAAGAACGCTATGGCCGCAATGCGGCTCAGGCGTGCGAACGCTCCCGAGGAATGGCCCCTCCTGTCAATCCCGTACTTACTCCGACTGGATGACATTGGTGTCAAGTACATGGGTGCGTACCCGGCGGGCCGTATCCAGATTACAGAGGGTGGAAACGGTGTTACACCCTTATGGGCAATCCACGGTGAGAAACTTGACGTTGTCAAGGTAGCCAAGTCCGAAAGGCAATCGTTCGTTCAAGGGCATATCCACCGGATCGCTCTCCATACCGAAACCTTTGAATACAGGGGCAATCCTGAGACTGTCGTCGCCTTCAGTCCCGGTTGCCTCTGTCGCATTGACGGGCCAGTCCCCTCCACCAAATCCGGTGAGGATGAGCACGGCCGACCGTTCAAAAGGTGGGAGAATTGGCAGCAAGGCATGGCAGTCGTCACGGAAGAAGAGGACGGCTTCTGGCATGTTGAAGTGATTCCGATTCATCAAGGTAGAGCCTCTTGGAGAGGTCAAACGTACAAGGCGAGCATATGACTGACTTTCAAATGGTCGTTGTCCGATGGATGGACGCTCAGGCGATACATCCAAGTTTCAGTTGGACGGAAGTAAGTGACCTAGAGGTAGAGCCGAGGATTATCGTTTCCATAGGTTTTGCTATTCCAGACTTGGATCCCGGCCACATTGTTTTGGCACAGTCCTGCGATGTCTCAAATGACACGGTTGACCACGTTATCGGTATACCCATGAATATGGTATTATCAATAGAGAAGGTTTTAACTACCCAACTGTTGCCTGTAGAGAAGCCATCATTATGACTACAATTCCTACATCGGTGTTTCAGCGATTCTCCAGCGAGAGAAAGACTCCACCGCAAGTTGCATATCCGCACTACTTCCCCAATGCCAAATCCACGGAATGCGGATGTGGCTGCAAGGGGACTTGCAATAGTCACCAATAGTTTTGCACATACCCTTCATAGTTTGATATAGTTACAACACCGGTCCTTTCTAGGAGGAATTAACATGGCATACCCGCCGCCCGAGGTTCAGTACGAGCGTGATCTTGCGGTTAACTACAACCGTCGTGGTCCCCTTCGCTTTGAGGAGGGCATCGCTACTGATACCGATGTCCCGTTTGAGTTTGGCCGTGGCGCTTATGGCGACACCGCTGGTGACAACCGTGGCCGTTCGTTCACGGTGATCAAGGATCCGATGGAGACGATGCGCGAGCGTGTGCATATGGGTTCCTCCACTTGGATTGAGGCACCGGCCATGCTTTCTGACTTTGTCTACGGTGCTCATGCTGGCATGGGCATGCCCGAGTTTGAGTTGGAGTTAGGGTCGGAGTACCGTCTGCTCCGTCCGAACATCGCAAACGTCACGGATTGATCTGATGGGAATTGGATATCATCCAGACCATCACCCACGCCGAGAGAACGATCCCAACCGCAAGGTAGATCGACATATCGGACTTGCAGATATTGGTATGTCTGTTGGTTACGATATACACAGGGCGACGGAAGGTCGTCTTGATCAAAGTAGGTGGGAGTGGCAGGTTGAGCACCAAGGACCCCGCTATAAAGCGCTGATGCATCACCTTGCCATGGGCAATGTGAAAGGTTATCAGTCCACCCCGTGGATCGATTTACGAAACGGTACTACCGACTGATGACTAACTTCCAACCGCTCACCCCTAAGGTCATTGCCCCGGCTATGCCGGGGCGACCCAAGGTGAATGTCAAGCCGTTTATCATTAAGCCGACTGACCGGGTGCCGGGAGGATTTGAGTATCTCAACACGGTGCCGAAACACCTTGCTGATGTACACACGAAATATCTGAAGAAGTACCAGTTACCGCCCACATTGCAGCCCAGATATATCAGTATGCCTGCCGTACTGGAGAACAAGCGGCGGGTGAACATTTCAAAGGGATTCAAGAAGCCGAGGAGCCACAATGGTTAGTTCTAGACGACAGCCTTATCGGCTTGTTAGTCAGCAGCCTGCTCCCAGTGCTGTTGACTGGCAGAGCGGCCTTGATGCAATCAGCATGTACGGCGAGGACACCGGTAAGTCCAAGAAGATTGCGGGCGGTCCCAAGACCAATGGGGTCGTAATGCCCGCATCGGTTGACCGGTCTGATCCCACATCCTTTGGCGCAAATGAGGATGCGCTTATCCATAAGCCACTTGCGCTTGAACGTGGTCTGCCTACCCATGTCCCCAAGAACTTGATCTTGGATGACGCTGCGCAGCGTGAGAGCGCCTATCGCCGTGGTCTGTTAGAGCGTTATAACATTCTTTCCCAGCAGCGTACTGGGGTTTCAGGGCACCCTAATCTTGATACGGCTCGAGATTTCCTTAGGGAAAATGGCATTGAACCTGACGAAAGCGGCACTTTCTTCAGTGGCAAAAAGATTTACCCAGATGACAAAACGTCCAAGCAGGCTTCCCGTGTGCGCAATTTTATTGCAGCAAATATGGCCGATAACCTCGTGTATGAAGATTGGTCGGGGAACCCCGGTTTTGCCGATATCAACGCTGCCCACTCCACGTATTTCGGCCGCAGCGTAGAACGTGATCCCCGTGCATATATTGCAGGTAATCCTGACTGGGAAGTTTCTGACCTTGAGAACTATCCCAAGAGCGAGAAGCGTAACGAGACTCCCGAGCAGGCAGAAGAGCGTAAGCGCAAGGACCGAGAGAACAAGCAGAACAAGCGCAACGCTGCAAAAACTGGTACAACAAGTTAAACTAATTGGAGCATATAAATTGACACCGGAATTCGTAAACGAGGAAATTAAGCGCATGGAGTGGTTTGAGGCCGCAATCGCTGAGATTGAGGCGACGGGAGAACTGTCGTTGCCCCCCATGTATATGTTTGGATACGAACATGTTGACACTATTAAAAAGGATTTATAGATGAGGCAAACTTCTCGTGGGACGTTACTGTTTCCTCAATTGGGCGGGCAAGGCCATCAGTACCAAGTTCACACAAAGGCTGGAGAACCTAAATTCCACCCAAGTGGTGCTCCAGAAATGTCGTGGAGTTTTCCAATGGTTAACCTTGATCACGGTGCAAATCGACATATTGCCATGTCGAATGTCATCCACTCAATAGAAAACGCTTCTCCCCGTGAAGTTGCTGCTGGCAAGATTTGGTATCCAAGCGTTCACGACGCTGTATCTAAAGCGGTTAGCGGTGGATTCTTATCGAATGCATCTGATCCTCACCTTTCAGGCTCAGGACTTGTTGCAGCGGTTAGCCCCAATATGGATTGGGAAGAGAGCAATATTCACGCTCTGGATGAATTAAAAAGACTTAAGCCGCATCAATGGGATGACATCATTAATAACCGTCCCGGCGCTAGAGAGCATGTAAAAGGTCTGTCCGTGTCTCGTGCTCCAACGCACGCTTTAATTACAGCCGGTCGCCTCATCCAAGGTGAAGATCCTGAAGCGGTAATGCACGGACCTAAGACGTACAACTTTATGCATAACATTCACGATCCATCTGACCCCAGATTCTTGACGGTAGACGGACGTGCATATGACGTTGCTACCAACAGACTCAGGCCTTGGGAGTCGGGTCGCGGTATTGACTCGTTTAGAACTAAGACAGGAAAAGTCACTAGATATGAGCACATGCAGAATATCTACACTGCTGTTGCTAATGCTATGGGCTTACTTCCTTCAGAAAGCCAAGCGATTTCATGGGTTCACATGAAGCACGGTATTGAGCAGTTAAACGAAACTAGAGGAAGCGGTCCCACTCGTGTGGGTCAGGCATACTTTGACCCATACACTGGAAAAACCCCTGAGGGCTTTTACCGTTAGCAGTGGTGCTTACTACCGGGTGCTATGAGCGGGATCTTTGGCAAGTCTACATCAAGGACACTTAAGCCTGCCTTGTCAAATGCCTCAACAATTTTTGGAAGTACAAAGCGTGCTTCCTGAAGCACTTTCACATATGTAGCATCGTCAAGCGGCCCCGACAAGGCCTCAACAATACTAAATACTACTGCGGCATCTGAAACAGTAAGTTCAATCACAGAATTCTCCAATTAGTTCAACAAGTGGTTAAATCGGGTGTAAGATGAGTTCAACATTTACGGATAGTTTGAGGGCGTAGTGGCAGGCATCTCGTTTCAGTCTCCATCCTACCGGGCTTCGCAGTCTGATCTTACCATCGCAATCAGTCCACTTGGACTGGTGGAACTTGCTGATGAAGAGTTTGAGGTTCACGGTCCCCGCTTAAACCGATATGCCTCTAACTGGGCTTGGTATCTGGGCCACCACTGGGCATATCGCCGTGAGGCTGGCGAACCGCAGTTGACCTTCAACTGGGTCAAGGCATTCTCCGATTATCTCGTCAACTTCACGTTCGGTAAGGGCGTTAACTTCCACAGCCCCGAGGCCACGTCTGCGATTGTTCCGCACATCCTCAAAGAGGTATGGGAGATCCACAATCACAAGGCCGACGTGATCATGGAAATCGGCCAGTTGGGTTCGGTTTCCGGTGACTCGTTCGTCAAGGTCGCATGGGAAGACCCGTACGTCGATGCTGCCGGTATTCCTCATAACGGCAAGATTCGTATCCTTCCACTGAACCCGGCTTTCTGCTTCCCCGAGTTCCACCCTCACGACCGTACCCGCTTGATCCGTTTCAAGTTGAAGTACAAGTTTTGGGGCACCGCACAGGACGGCACCCGTCAGGTCTTCACTTACGTTGAACTGATGACCGAGGACACGATTGAGGAGTACATCAACGACGAGTTGATCGATGCTCGCCCCAATCCCCTTGGCGAGATTCCTGTCGCCTTCTGTCCGAACTTCCCGGTCGCCTCCAGCCCTTGGGGACTCTCTGATATTCAGGACATCATTGGCCTGAACCGTGAGTACAACGAGCGTGCCACCAACATCTCTGACGTGATCAACTACCACGCCAGCCCGGTTACCGTCATTATCGGTGCCAAGGCATCGAACCTTGAAAAGGGTCCCAAGAAGGTTTGGGCCATCGGTAACAAGGACGCAACGATCCAGAACTTGGAGTTGCAGACCAACTTCACCGGTCCCCTTGGCTACATGGAACTGCTGAAGCAGTCCATGCACGAGTTCACCGGCGTTCCTACCGGTGCGCTTGGACAGACACAGCCGATCTCCAATACGTCGGGCACCGCTCTGGCTATGCAGTATCAGCCGCTGATGCTGAAATGGGAGCGCAAGAAGGTCGTCTATACAAAGTTGTTTGAGACAATCAACCGTCTCATTATGAAGCACGTCTTCCTGTACGCACCTGAGAAGTCGATCTATAACCCCATGATTTCTGGGGCCATGCTGAAGCCGGGGCAGTATCCCGAACTTGATCCCCGTGACTCCACGAGTTACCGGACCTACATCGACTGGCCCTCACCACTCCCGATGGACGTGTTCGTCAAGATCAACGAGATTCAGGCAAAGATGGCTATGGGTCTGGAGTCCAAGCGTGGAGCGCTTCGTGATCTTGGGGTTCAGTTCCCAGATCAGAAGGTCCGAGAAATCTTTGAAGAGTTGGTTGAGGATTCCAAGGAGCAGGGTGCCCTGCAACTTATCCAGAGCCAAATCGCACAGTTCATCATGCAGGCAACCGGTATGACCCCCGACGGTCAACCACTCGTGGTACCCGGTCAAGTAGATGAAAATGGCAATCCGGTCGGGCCTACGCCGGTTGTCGATCCCGCACTTGCTCAGGAACTATTTACACTTGCTTATCAGCCTATCCCACCGGAAACCGTGGATTTTGATTCTTCAAATCCGTAATACCGGTGCAATGGCGCAAAATGTGCTATACATTTGAGTTACCGGACAACGTACTGTTTAGAAAAAGGTGAAAAATGGGTCAAAATGCAGTTGACACTGGTACGGGATTTATCGCAGGCGTGGAGCCTGCACAGCCCCGAAATGCAATGGACTGGCCGACGCAGAATGCGGCACAGTCAGTGAGTCAGCCGATTCAGGCTGTTGTTACTAACGGAAATGTTCCTAATGGGGTCACGACCAATAGCCGATTCTTCTCTGAAGAGGATATTGAGAAGGCACGCCAGCAGGAGAAGGACAAGTTGTACCCCCGTCTGAACCAGATGGAGGAGCAACTCAAGGCCATGCAGAAGGAGCGTGAGGAACTCGCGCGTCAGAAGGACGAGGAGGCACTTCGTCTTTCGGCAGAAGCCAAGCGCAAGGAAGAGGCCGAACTTGAAGTTCGGGATCTCCTTTCTCGCAAGGAGCAGGAGTGGAATGATCGCTTCCAGCAACTTGAGAAGAAGTCCGAGAATGATCGGGCCGTCTACGAGATGGAGAAGCGCCTTGGCGAACTGGAGCGCTATCGCAGTGAGCGCATTCAGCAGGATGCAGAAGAAATTCTGCCCGAACTGCGAGACTATATTCGTGGAAACACGATTGAGGAAATCGACCAATCAATTGAAGACGCAAAAGCGCGTACGAATGCAATTGTTGGAAACATATCTGCTGTAACATATCAGCAGCAAATGCCGATGCCACGGGGTGCGTCTCCGACAGCCCCGCCAGTCGGTCCTTTGGAGCAAATGCAGACATACCAATCGTTGACACCGGAGGACATCCGGTCAATGGACATCGAAACGTACAAACGCTACCGAGACAGTCTCCTCGCTCAGGCAAGGAACCAGTACAGGGGCCGATAGGCCGTTATCAACTTAACCTCTAACAAGGAGTAAAATTATGGCCGTAGGAGATGGCCTCGGCGGGCAGTTGCCCGTTTCGTCCGGTATCACGGGTACGACGCGAGTCGGTACCGGTGGTGCAAACAGTCAGTACACGTCGGCGGTTGGCTATGATGCCTCCACCGGCTTCAACAACACGGGTGTCGGTAACGCTGCTGGCATTACCACTGGTACCTCCATGATGGGACCGGCTATCCAGACCATTTGGTCTAAGGAGATCCTGTTCCAGTCCATGCCGGTCCTGCGGTTTGAGCAGTTCGCCGTGAAGAAGACGGAACTTGGCGTTATGCCGGGTCTGGTCGTCAACTTCATGCGTTACAACAACCTCCCCATCCCGGCGGGTCCGCTGGTTGAAGGTGTCCGTATGCGTACCAACGCAATCACGGCCAACCAGTACAGCATCACGGTTGCAGAGCAGGGCTTCGGCGTTGCCGTTTCGGAGTTGCTCCTGAACGCTTCGTTCGATGACGTTATGGCTTCGGCCTCGCGTCTCCTTGGTCGCAACATGGCGCTCTACATGGACACGCAGGCTCGTCAGACCCTCCAGCGTGCCGCTTCGGTGGTGTTCGGCCGTCAGAAGCCGTCCGCTATCAACACCGGCTACGGCATCTACGAGGCCGGTACTCCGGCCTCGGACGTTGCTGCGGTTGTTGCTGGTGACGACTACTTCCTCCACCCGCACACGGTGAAGGACGCAGTTGAGGTTCTGGCCTCCAAGAACATCCCTCGCCTTGGCGAGACGTACGTAGCCTTCATCCACCCGCACCAGTCACGCCGTCTGCGTGACACTCCTGAGTGGATTGAGGTCACCAAGTACGCCGCCCCCGGTAACTTCATGCTTGGCGAAATTGGCCGTCTGAACGACGTTGTCTTCATTGAGACGACCCAGATCGGCGCACCGCTTTCGTCCACGATGGATGATCCGCAGGACGGTGTTCCCGGTGGACGTACCGTGGAGCCGAGTCAGTACTCGGCCGATTTCCGTGAGGATCTCATCACGCCCGACGGTGTTCCAGCGGCCTACGAGGACGGTCGTGCGGACGGTCAGACCGGTGTTGACGGTATCGCTACCCCGGCGTGGGGCCAGCCGTGGGTGCCGCAGGGCAACGCCTACGAGGCTCTGATGATCGGTGACAACGCCTTCGGTCAGGCCATCAGCCTCCCGGTGGAACTGCGTGATGGTGGTGTTCTTGACTTCGGTCGTGAGCACGCCCTCGCTTGGTACGCCATCTGGGGTTGGGGTCTTATCACGGAGTCGGCCGTCTGCAAGATGGTCACCAACTGATATAGCCATATCAATCAGAAAGGGCCGTGGGATTACATACATCCCACGGCCCTTTTTTGCTATACTCATACCTATGAGCATTATTTCTGTACACGGCCCGTCAATGTACGACACCCGTAACCCTAGGTTTATTTTTAACTCTTGGTGGGACGGTTATTCTAGGGATGACGGTTGGTTAGACCTGCTTGATCGGGATCCAGAGTACGAACTTCTCAGTATTCCAAGCGGATTCAGGGTGTATGAAGAGGAACCGGAGACGCTCTTTGTAGAACCGGGCACGTACGCCGTTACGTGGAACTGCACTCACTGGGGTGGTGATACCGAATTTACCCAGTACATATACGCAAATAATGTTGAGTACTTTGCTGAATATGACGAGTACACTAACCAATGGCTCACTTCACAGCAGCAAAACAACAACTCTTACAGTGATTCCACTCTTACTGTTGTTGTAAAGTTTGACGCTCCAGCAAAACCGGGCCTTGATTGGGATAACCCTTACTTTGAGTTCCTTACCGAAAACGGTACCGATGTGTACCACGACCTGACAGTTACAAGGATTGACCGATGAACATCTATTCCGTTATCCAGCGCCCCAATCCCCGTAACAACGGGTACGCATGGCTTCCTGCCGGTGCAGTGGTTACGCCAAAGAAGGGCTTTGTTCTTGTAGAACTTCCCGATGGTGTTGAGATCACTACCGCACCGCCCGATACCACGGTATATCGGGGTTACCCGGCCCTTGATCAGACGGGCGCTCTGGCGACCTTGCTCGTGGTCAACGGTACGTTGCCCCTCGCCGATGCCGCAAATATCGCAGGTTGTGACACTGCACAACTCATTGCAGAGGCACAGGCGTGGGCAGCGGCAGAGGCAGGCGCTCCCAGCCCGGTGGTTCACCGTAGCCGTGGTCGTGGCCCCCGTCCGACAGCATGAGTATCGTGTCAGTACATGGAGCAACAATGGGGAACAACCGCTACCCCACCTTTGTTTACGACACTGAATGTTTTTATGACGGTGACTACCATCCAGATGTATGGTCAGCCAATACGAGTTTGTATAATCCACTTGATGATTATAATCCTGATGCTATGTATATTCCAAACGGATGGTATATAGATAGTGGAAATTTAATAGTTCCACCGGGAATGTATACTTTTAATTGGTACTTGTATACAGACACCGCTAAAGACGTAGCACTGTTTGCCTACACAACCCCTAGTATTTCTGCATTGATTCCCAACACGCAGCAAACTGGAACGGGTAACTATGTAGAGTTTATAAATACGGCTTATTCTGAATTCTCTTTTATGGAAATTGGTCTTTCAGGTACCGTTCAGTTGATTGATGACGGGACAAGTGATTGTAAACTACAATTTTCTGCATATAAATTTGGACCCTCTGACATTGCCGATACAGAAGTTTATCAAACACTACAAGTCATTAGACTTGATGTTTAAGGAGTCAAGATGAGCATCATTACTATTCATGGTCCGAATACCATGTTCGATGATGACGAGCATGGTGCCGTAGAGGGTTGGCCCGGTTACTTTGTCGGTGGCCCTACGGAAGTGGATCCCGCAAACCTGACCGAACTTCGGGCCAAGGTACTGCCTGTTGGTTCACAGCGTTGGGCTAACGATTCCTACATCGTGCTCGGTAACGCCAGCAGGGCATATTGGGACGGTTCCGATTGGCAGTCCGGTTACGCACCTTGGGACTCGTATGATCGTGTCAAGTATGTAGCAGGAAACGGAAACTCACGCTTTGCCCACGGAACCGGTCCCCGTTCGACCAACCTATACGCAGATGTCATCCCGTCAGGTCAGTACGTTGAGGCCAACTACGACGTTGAGGGCAAACCATCGCTTCCAATTGTAGGCGGTCCCGGCGTAGGTGGCCGTGGCGCTTGGACTACTGGAGATGATTCCAGTATTCCAACAAGCACGTATACGATCTTTTGGGACGGCACGCATTGGAATGACTGATATAGTCCTATCGAACCACTAACAAAGGAGCACAAAAAGTGGCACAGCGACAGAAGACTGAGGACGCAGGTGAGGTCACGACTACCGCTGATCTCATGGGTGGACACCGGGAGATTGAGGTCGATCCCGTCCAGCCCCTGAACCTTAAGGGCAACAAGAACAGCAAGGTGACGATTCGCATGAATACTACCCTTGACGATTTCACCTATGGTGACCCGAATACCCATTACAAACTGGAAGCCGGTAAGCGCTACAGCATGCCGATCCATATCGCCAAGTATCTGGATGGCCTCGGCTACGTCTGGCACTGAGGAATAACCCATGTCTAGTCTCAACCACAGCGGTTTCTTTATCCCTAACGCTACGGACGTTGTTGCGCCCGTAATGTCGGAACCGGACGCTATTGATTTCAATACGCTCGGTAACAACCGCTATGGTGTGATTCGTGGTTGCGCAGTAACGGTGTCGGGGACCACCGCAAGTGTGGCCCCCGGCATCGTGCTGGTCGATGGTCTTGTGGTGTATACGGCCGGTGGATCAGTCACCTTGAACGTCGGTGACCCTGCCCGTTTCTATCTCATCTGTGTAAAGAACACGGGGCAGGCAGAAGGTGTGGCGGGACTGTCAAGCGCTAACCCGGTATTCCCCGATATCAGTTCGGAACATGTGGCGCTTGCGTCTGTGTACTGTCCCAGTTCTGAATCCAATCTCGCAAACTACGTTATTGACAAGCGGAACATGCTCGCTCCGGTATTCGTCAGCAGTGAGACGGATACCAGCAAGATCATCTTCAAGAACACCAACAGCACCAATGGTTCTGACAGTTTCAGGATCTACGCTGACGGAAAGTTGGGCTGGTCCGACGACAATGCCACGCTGTATCGAAGCGGTGATATGGCGCTTACGACGAACAGTTCGCTGGCCGCAAAGGCACTGTCCTCCACAACCACCATTACGGCTACCGGCAATATTGCGGCCACAGGAACGGTAACTGGTAGTAACCTGAAAGTCCTCAGTGCATTACCGGGAACCGTTACTAACGGCGTGATCGTGCGTGTGGGCGAAAAGGTTTATCTGGGCCGCAATAACAGTTGGGAAGAGATCGTCACTCCAAATGACATCACCCCGGTTGGCACCGTTATCCAGTCCATGCTTGCGCCATCTGAGATGGCATTAATATCCGGTTCGTGGATTCCCCTCGTCGGTCAGACGCTGGCGTATAGCGCTGGTTATGCTCAACTGTTCAGCATTGCTGCTCTGCAATCTGCTATTACGTTTGTGGACGATAACCCAGTGTCGATGGTCCTTCCCGATGCAAGGAACCGTATGCTGCTCGGTGTTGGTGCAAACGCTGCCACGTTGGGCGGCGTTCCCAATGGAACCATTACCTTGACGACAGACAACATTCCTGCGCATGCACACAATGTCACGTCTACAACGGACGGCAAGCACACGCACAGCGTGGCCGCAGCGACTCAGGGTTCACACAATCACGGCGGCAGCACTGTGGCTGGCACCGGTAAGCATGCACACGATGTAACTGAGAATCCTCACTTTCATAACGCCACCAATTACTCTTCCAACAACAATCCTCCTCAGTTCATTGTTGGTGAGTACACACCTCAGTACAACGAAGAGGGTGCGAGGTGGTGGGATTCACGACTTGATCCGTGGAAGACCGATACCGGCCACAGCCACTATACGTGGACTGCGCAATCCACTGCCTCTAACAAGACCAATCTTAAGGTCAACGACTCTAACCTCTCAAATCATTCGCATACAATTAGTACAGATGGTGCGCATAGTCACACTATTTCATTTACGGATGATAACATTGTAAATAGTGCCCATAAACACTCTATTACAGAGGTTAGTGTTGGTAAAGGACAGAGTTTTAGTGTGATGCCGCCGTATCTGACGGTGTACACTTATATCCGTGGCTGATGTAGACGGTGAATTAGCGGATGTTACCGCCGAAGGGTTTGGGGCAGCAGTGCTTGCCCAGACCGGGATTCGTGTGGCTTTCCGTAGTGGAGTTGACGGGTATAATCGTATTGCCACAACTACGTCGGTTTTTTCGGAAGGAAGTGACATCTTGTTAGGTCAGCCTAGGTACGATGCAATTCCTCTGTTTACATCACCTAATTATTATGGTGATGCTATGCCTTTAGGCATTATTGGTGGTAGAACCTTTATCCTAGATATCATCGTGACCTTGAACGATGAGGTTCAGGACATCACTAACGCCAGTTTTACGGCACAGATCAAGGCCAATCGAAAAGCCACCACCGTTCTGGGAGATTTCGATTATGAGGTTCTGGACGGTCCTACGGGATCGCTGCGCTTAACGCTTTCCCCAGACGAAACGCATTGGATGGCATCACAGATCACGCAGGGAGTGTGGGACTTGGAAATCACGACCAACTCTGGTGACTCGTTTACCGTCATTCCCGAAAGCCGTGTGACGGTTCGACAGGGTGTCTCACACCTATCCGACGAGTATTTGTACGGCGATAACCGTGTTAATCCGGTACGTGCTAACTACGCAATGTTCACTGGGGACACTTGGACCCGTACCCTGACGTTCCGTACCGCTTCTAATGGGGTTATCAATAAGTCGGACTGCACCTACGAGATGCAGTTGCGCCGCCTGAAGGATGACGTTTCTCCTGCATTTAGCGCCACGTTTGATACGTCAAGCGCAGCCACTGGAGTGATTAAGGTTCGACTTGAAACCGCCGGGGCCGAGCAGGGTCGTTACTACTACGACATTCAGGAAACTGATAGCGACGGCGTGATTAGTACGCTGCGGTATGGTGTGTTCAAGTTTTCCAAGGACGTGACACATGGCTGACGCTAAGTACGACTATCTCCGGTACCTGTCCGGTACGACCGGTCTTGACTGGGAGAACGGCACGTTTCGGCTTCATGCCGTGAGTGGTTATACCTTCAGTAGCGACCATGCCTCAATTCCCGATATTGAGGCGGCTGGTGGTACTACCGTTTCGTATGGGGAACTCACTGGTGGGACGCTGTCGTCTACCGGCGTAGCGTCCAGCCTTCCGGTAGTTATCCCAGATGTTCCTATGGGCATCTATGACATTATCCTTACGGACTCCACCAACAAGCCGCTGGTGTTCTTCAACGCTCAGTTCGATTCTGGCGAAGTGACCACTGGTGTAACCGTGTATCCGTTCGGTGCAACCGATATCGACACCGTTGGCGAATGGTTCCAGTTCTAATGGCTATTACCGCACCCACCGTAGACGGCATCGTCAGCAGCACCCGCAACATGCTGCGAGATTTCCCGATCTTCTTTGAGACTGATCTTGGTCCAGTCAATGTGTCCACCATTCGGTTGCCGCACCCCAATGTTGATGCACGGACGCTTCAGGTATATGCAGCCGTGCAGCCCGGTCCTGACACCGTATCTACGGAAACGGTGTCCCTGAGCGCAGTACCCACCAATAAGTGGGCCGTTGATGAGCGCAATGGTCTTCTCAAGTTCGTGGACAACACGTACATGGGTAAGCGGATCTTTATATCTGGATATCACTTCCAGTGGTTCATCGACAGTGATCTGGCGTTCTACGTTGGCCTCGTTGTCGATGAGCACATGCACAACCGTTTCCCGGCAGGGGACGGAAACCTTGATCAGATATCGCCAGTAGAATTGGACGTTATTGCTATCGGTGCCATCGTAAAAGCGATATGGTCGCTGATGACGGAATTCTCCACGGATATCGATGTCGCATCTCCTGAGGGTATGTCAATTCCAGCACACCAGCGATTCCAGCAGTTGTGGCAGATGCTCCAGCATTGGGAGGGCATTTACTCAGACAGGACCAAGATCCTCAACGTGGGTCTTGGAAACATCGATATCTTCTCCCTACGTCGGGTGGCTTACATGACTAACCGGTATGTGCCTATTTATCGTTCGCAGGAATACGACGACCACAATGCTCCCGTGCGCATTAGGCCCGAAATTCCCGTTGGGCTTACCTCGGCCCCCGGTCCTGCTGACGGCTCTGGCGTAGAGGTTGCGGATGTTGAGGAGATCGGGCGTGCCTCTGTTGACTTTGGCTTTGGTGAGTGGCAGACGCTCGGTACGTCAGGAACCGGCTGATGGCCGTCGATGCGCGCCGTGAGGCCGCACATATCCATAAGCAGTTCCAGCGTTACCAGAAAAACTTCGGTGAATCGGTTGCGTGGTATCAGTTTGATACCGTTACCAGTCAGTACGACTCCATTTACGACGAGGGTTACCGCCAGTATCTGCCGCCCGTGAAAGTGCCAGTCCTCTGGATTGACCAGCAGGAAGACTCCGAATATCTCACGGCTGAGGGCCGTCGTGCGACCCAAAACGTGCGGTTTGCCGTAGGTGCCCGGTCACTCTGGGAATGTGGAATTTCTGTTACGGAAGCGCACGGTGGGCGTGTCTGGGATCATTCCGCTTCAGAGGTCTGGCACGATGATCGTCTGAATGACATCATCTTTTATGATGGCCGTTTTTATGGGATTAGCAACTTCCAGATTAGGGGCCGGTTACAGGGCGAGGACATCATCATCGGTGTTGGTGGAATAGAAATACACCATTCAGATGAACTAAATCTGGACTCCACTCCGCTAGCGTGGTTTCCACCTAGGGATACTGAGGAGTAGAGACTATGAGCATGGCAAACGGCAAAGCGTCAGCGTTCGGTGGAGTGATCCTGAACAGCCCCCCCAAGAACTGGTACTGCCCCGAATGTGGCAAGACCCACGTCACAAAGATGTCTGATCCCCATACCCAGATGCACCAGTGTGCCAGTCTGCGTGGGGCGTGGGTGCCCTTCGTTGAGGCCGGTGTGCAGGGCCGTCTTCAGGTAAACTATCGTGAGGACTATATTAAGAAGGATATCGCGGTTACCGATGGTGATGGTAATATCATTCAATCTGTGTCTGTAAAGCGTAACGATGGTGAGGATTGCGTTATCCTTGCACCGTCCACAAATCTCAATCTAAGGAGTTAGTCATGTCTTGGTCTTCTGCTGGTTCCGGTATCTTCCGTACGTTCATTGAGCACAACCTTGCTTTCAATGGGGCTGTCAAGGGTATTGACCTTCTCAATGATGGTTTAAGTGTTGCACTGTATGGCAACAGCGCACTTCCTGAGGTCGATCCGACCGGTGCTAACGACGCTGCTCGTACCACGCTGACCAAATACGACGGTGCCGATAGTGCGTGGGTGACCGCTAACGAGAAATACCAAGCCGGTAAGTGGGCACAGGGTGGTATTGTCGCTGAAGGTATGTCCTTAACCAGCCCTGCTACCGGGGTCATCATGTTTGATATTGATGACACTTCCAGTACTGCTAGTGACACCACGCTTACCGATGTCTACGGAAGCCTGCTGTACTGCACGGAAGTTGCTGCCCAGAACCAAGGTGTGTGCTTCAATTATTTCGGTGGCCCGAATAGTGTCTCTAACGGCACGCTCACCATTGTTTGGCACGTTAATGGGTTGTTCCGTATTACGGTCTGAGTATGACAGCCCTCTCGTTTCCTAGTAATCCCGCTATAGGTGCAACCTATGTAACGGATGACCATACTTGGGAATGGGACGGCATCTCGTGGAACCTACTGCCAGTAACTGGCACCGCCGGTTCAACAGGTCCATCTGGCCCAACCGGAGCCACCGGTCCATCTGGACCCATCGGACATACGGGACCGACTGGTCCTACTGGAGCAACAGGCGTTACTGGCGTGACCGGGCCTTCCGGTCCTAGTGGGGTTACGGGGGTAACAGGTGTCACGGGAGCGACGGGACCGGCCGGTTCCACGGGGTCTACTGGACCAGTGGGAGCAACCGGATCACAAGGTATTGCGGGAGCCACAGGTGCGACGGGTCCTGCTGGCGCTACTGGCGCTACTGGTCCACAAGGTGATGTCGGAGTCACGGGAGCAACCGGGCCGCAAGGAGCCACGGGAGTAACCGGTGTTACTGGATCCGTTGGTGCGACAGGTGTTGTTGGGGCTACTGGACCTGTTGGGGCTACTGGACCTGTTGGGGCTACTGGGCCAATTGGCGTAACTGGTGCGGGAGTAACGGGTGTTACTGGTGCGACTGGTGCTGGTGGAGCACTTGGTTATTACGGTGCTTTCTCTGATTACACCAACCAGTATGCAGGCGGTGCCAGCACTTCTGGTGCCGCAACAGCGAACGTCGCAGCAGCATTCAGGCTTGGCACAACCGACGAGAACAACGGTGTACGCATCGTTAGCGGTACTCGCATAACATTTGATTACGCTGGCACATACAACCTTCAGTGGTCTGCTGAGTTCCAGAATACAAGTAGTTCAATACATGACGTATCAGTCTGGATGCGTAAGAACGGTGTAGACGTAGTAGGTTCTCGCGGCGACGTTGCCATTACGAGCAGTCATGGTGGCACTGACGGGCATGTCTTGCCTGCTTGGAACTTTGTATTCACTGTCGATGCTGGTGATTACTATGAGTTCTGGTGGTCTACGACAAATACATCTGTTTGGATTGCTACAAACCCAACTGATACCTCGCCAACACGGCCATCTACTGCTTCGATTGTTGTTACTGCACAGCAGGTCATGTATACACAGTTGGGGCCAACCGGTGCGACTGGGGCAACAGGTCCCGCTGGTACAACGGGAGTAACCGGCGCTGGCGTTACGGGAGCGACAGGTCCGCAAGGTGTCACCGGAGTCACCGGGCCAACAGGGGTAGGCACTACCGGCGTTACTGGCGTAACTGGAGCAACCGGTACCGGAGTAACCGGAGTAACCGGAGCAACGGGCGCAACTGGACCGACAGGCGTTGGCGTAACTGGTGCAACTGGTGCGACTGGTGTCGGAACCACTGGCGTGACAGGTGTAGGAGTAACTGGAGTAACTGGAGTAACTGGAGTAACGGGCGCAACAGGAGTCACGGGCGTTACCGGTGCAACGGGTGTTGGCATAACAGGCGTTACGGGCGTTACTGGTGTCACCGGTGCGACGGGTGTGCAGGGTGTAACGGGCGTTACGGGAGCGACAGGTCCGCAAGGTGTCACCGGAGTCACCGGGCCAACAGGGGTAGGTACTACCGGAGTGACTGGAGTGACTGGTGTTACCGGTGCTGGAGTAACGGGCGTTACGGGAGCGACAGGTCCGCAAGGTACTACAGGCGTTACCGGAGCAACCGGCGTTGGCATAACCGGGATAACCGGGGTTACCGGGGTTACCGGCGTAACTGGTGCGGGCGTAACTGGTGTTACCGGTGCGACTGGTCCGCAAGGCACGACTGGCGTAACTGGTGTTACGGGCGCTGGTGTAACCGGGGTTACCGGGGTTACCGGCGTAACTGGTGTGACCGGTGCTGGTGTAACAGGCGTAACGGGAGCCACGGGTCCACAAGGTATTACGGGAGTAACCGGCGTTACGGGAGCAGGCGTTACAGGAGTTACAGGAGTTACAGGTGTAACTGGGGTGACCGGTGTAACAGGTGCTGGCGTGACAGGCGTGACCGGTGCAACAGGCCCAGCAGGCACCACTGGCGTGACAGGCGTTACCGGTGCTGGCGTAACCGGTGTAACCGGTGTAACCGGTGTGACAGGCGTAACGGGCGCAGGCGTTACGGGAGTTACGGGAGTTACGGGAGT